GCTAGAGAAAGATACTCATTTGGAGTATCTGACTATAGAGGTATCTTCGGTGTAGAGGGTGCGTAATCCAAAATAAATTTGTGGCGGGACATAGTTCCGCCACATTTCACAAATAAGGTAAGAAATGCTTAAAAAATTCCTAATACAAATATGGGCTTACGATCATTATGCTAAATTTGAAGTTTTAGCAGAAGATTCTGCCACTTCCATTGAACAATCAATCCTTGACAAATTGGGAGAAAAGAGTATTAAATGGGAATCAACGGGAATGTTTAGAGATATTCCCAACAGAATAACCTATGAGGAGGTTAGTAATGACCGAAGACCTGTACAAACAAAAAAGGTCCTTGGAGTTGAGATGGCAGTTGGAGTATGAACAAAATGGTAAATATACTCTTAATATGGTCAAAATTGATAATGCTATTAGAGATACTATCAATGAGATTAAACTTGAAGAACGCAAAATTGCAGATAGAGAAAATGCAATTCATGATGCTGCCCCACAAGTTTCAGTGGCAACTTAAATAAAGCCACATCGCTGAAATCGTACTTTTATGCAGGGATCGCTTGCACTCTATTAAAAAATAACATATAAATTCATCACTATACAATTAATTTAGAACATAGACGCGTGTAGTCGACGGCCTAGAGACTATGTTCAGAAACTAGGAGGATTTAATTATGGCAACAACAACGTTTAATGGAACGGTACGTTCCGATGGCGATATAAAAGCAACAACTAAGAACACTACTACAGGAGCATTTGTAGATTACGCTGTTATAAAAGCAGCGGGTGGTATGGAAATAGAAAAAGTTGCAAGCACTGGAAACAACATTGTAGCAGCAGGTACTTCAACAGGTACTAACAATGGAAGTTTAGGTACAGCAGCTACTATTTTCAAAGTTACACCTAATGATCATGGCACAGGAATTGCTGATGATGCAATTAACACTTTTGTTAATAAAATTGGTGGTTTTATCTACACTACTATTCTAATTGACCTACATGGTGGATTAGCTTCTGGAGGCGGTGCTGATGATATTATCGGTACTGATGGTGGAACAGCTAATGCTTACATTGCAGAACTAACAACTGGAGTCAATGGTATTCCATTTGAAGTTGAAATGGCATGCTTAGAAGTACCAACAGGTGGAGACCCAGATATTAATTTAGTATGTTCAGCTACAGCTACTGATGCAGAAAATGCAGCAGTAACAAGTGGAACAGTTATACTTAATAATGGTGACCTATCTTTAGGTATGTATGTTTCTGCTGATGGTGGAGCAACACTTGCAGCATTAACTAAAAAATATCTTTACTTGACTACTGGAGCAGCTACTGAAGCAGCTTACACAGCAGGTAAATTAGTTATTAAAATCACTGGCGCAGCTTTTGATTATAATAACGGTTAATAAATAACTTAAATTAGAGCGGGGGCTTCGGCCCCTTCTCTCTAACAGGAGGAAAAAATGGCAGACGCAGTAACAAGTCAAACATTATCAGATGGTGATAGAACCGCTGTAATGAAATTTACAAATATATCGGATGGTTCAGGTGAAGCATCAGTAAAAAAAGTTGATGTTTCAGCTTTGGCAACTTCATCAAGCAATGGTGCTACGTGCACAAGAGTTCATATTACACAAGTATGGTATGCAATCTCAGGCATGAGAATTGATTTAGAATGGGATGCTTCAACTAACGTTAAAGGATTAATTTTAGGTGGTGGTGTAGTTTTAGAACCTACAGTAGGACATTTTGATTTTAGATCTTTTGGTGGAATTAAAAATAATGCTGGTGGTGGTATTACTGGTGATATTGATTTAACAACTTTGCATCACACATCTAACGATGCGTATACAATTATTCTAGAGTTAAGTAAGTCATATTAGGAGGTAGCCCATGGCAAATACTACTTCTGGTACAGTCACTTTCGACAAGACTTTCGCCGTTGATGAAATTATAGGAGAAGCATACGAGCGGATTGGTTTACAATCTGTTTCAGGATTTCATTTATCAACAGCAAGACGTTCTTTAAATATAATGTTTCAAGAATGGGGTAATAGAGGTTTACACTACTGGGAAGTAGGAGATACCAATATTGATCTCATTGAAGGTCAAGCCGAATATACTTTTTATAGAGCATCAGGTGATGGAACTTCTTCAGTAACAGTTGGTGGTACAAGTGGATCTTCTACTTATGGAATAGCAGATATTTTAGAAGCAACATACAGAACAGGTCGAACTGAAACAACACAGGCAGATTCTACTCTTACAAAAATAGCTAGATCAGCATATTCTGCATTATCAAATAAATTATCTAAAGGAACTCCTTCTCAATATTTTGTTCAACGATTAGTTGATAAAACAACTTTAACCGTTTATCCAACAGCAGATTCTACAGCTGCATCTAAAGATTTACATATTTATTATGTTAAAAGAATTCAAGACGCAGATGCAACTTATACCGATGCAACAGATATACCTTATAGATTTGTTCCTTGTATGGCATCTGGATTATCTTTTTATTTATCACAAAAATATGCACCACAAAGAACACAGGAATTAAAATTATTATACGAAGATGAATTAGCACGTGCTTTATCAGAAGACGGGTCTGATGCTAGCACTTATATAACCCCGAAGAATTATTATCCGAATATTTAATTATGGCATTCGCAACAGGAAAACACGCAAAAGCAATATCAGACCGATCAGGTATGGAATTTCCATACAATGAAATGGTTAAAGAATGGAATGGAATGTTTGTTCATAAATCTGAATATGAAGCTAAACAACCACAATTAGATCCAAGACCGCATGGAGCTGATCCTCAAGCATTGGAAAATGTAAGAACGGATAGAACAGAAAATACTGTAGCACAATTATTACTTCCTGATCCATTTACCACGTATGCAGCTTCATCAGGCATTATTAATGTCCATGCACCGAATCATGGGCTAACAAATGGATCAACGTATAGATTTAGAGGAGCACCAACAGTTTCAGATGGTTCTGCAGGATATGGCAATCCAGTCAGCTTTGATGGTATAGCAGGATCAAATATTGCATATGCTTCAGGTTATGCTATTACTACAGGTAAGTATGTTAGCGGTGATAGAGACACGGATTTTACAACAGATTGGTTTTATTTTACAGTTAACACAAACACTGCAACAGCAGGTAGCGTGAAAGGAGGAGGGTTTCCGGTCTCGGTAGGACCAGCGACTTTATCAGCATAATGGCCGGATTTACATATTCAACACTTACAACAGCAATTCAGAACTATACGGAAGTCGGAACAGGCGTACTTTCAAGTACGATCACAGATCAATTCATAGATAATTCAGAACTTAGAATTCAAAGAGAGGTTCCAATTGATGCAGATCGAAAAGAAGTTATAGGTAATTTAGTGGCTTCAAAAGACAATGTTCATGCTCCAGCAGGAACTTTATTTGTCAGAGGAATACAGGTTTATACTTCAACAACAGCTGCAACTGGAGCTAATAGCTGGCTAGAGAAGAAAGATATTACTTTTCTTAGAGAATATGATGCAGCTGAAACAACGACAGGCACGCCGAAATATTATGCGATGTCTGGAGGAGCGACAGGAGCGGGAGCTACAACTTCTGGAAAACTTACAATTGTTCCAACACCTAGTTCAGGTTTTATGTATAAATTACATTATAATGCTAGACCTCTAGGATTAAGTTCAGCAAATACGACAACTTTTTTAAGTTTGAATTTTGGAAATGGACTTTTATACGCCTGCTTGGTAGAAGCATTTAGTTATTTAAAAGGTCCAATGGATATGCTACAATTATATGAACAAAAGTATCAAACCGAAGTGCAAAAATTCGGTGGAGAACAATTAGGTAGACGTAGAAGAGACGATTATACGGATGGTGAACCACGTATACCCGTTCCTTCTCAGACACCGTAAGGATTAAAATATGGCAACATTAACATGTAAAGTAATAGAAGAAATCACACTAAACAATAACAGTTACAACAGCGAAAGATCTCTGGATATTTCAAGTGTTAATGAAATTGTTAAAAGAATAGTTACAATATCGACAACAGAAACAGGGTTGTTAGGTTTTGCTACAGCTTCTTCAACAGACTTATCAAAAAGTTATTTAGCAGGTCAGTTTGACGAAGACGATGTTAGATATATTAGAATTACAAATTTAGATTCAACAAATCACCTTACATTAACATTTAGAGATGAAGACAGTACAGAGTTTTGTATGAAGGTAGATGCAGGTCACTCGTTTATATATCCAGGTGACAATAGTGGTGGAGTTAAAGATA